AGCGCGACCATCAACTGTTCTTTGAGATTCACGTTGTCTCCTTATTCGTCTTCCAAAAGTTCCATCGCCACACGCGCCGCGAGGGTGCTTGACTCCGAACTCCTCGGCGTAGCCTTTCGGCCCTTGCCTTGGTCCGTGTCGTCGCCGTCATCGGCGCTATCGCTCGCTGCTGTCTCCAGCAGTCCAGCGTCTTTCAGGATCTCGGTCAGATCGGCCAGCGCGCTGCGCAAGCGCTCTACGTTGCGCGCAGCCATCACGCGGCCGGCCTTGAGGGCCTTGCCCGTCGCCGGCTCGAACGTTGCCCCATCATGGGAATCGCAGTGCTTACGGGCCTGCTCCTCAGCCCAGGTATCGGAAGGGTAACGATAAGCCTGCTCAGTCATGGATGTTTCGCCCTTCAACCACGCCATGATGACTGAGTAGCGCTTGCCCTCATGCTCTCGTTCTGTCCGGCGGAAACTCTCGGACTGAAAATCGCCCGGATCGCGCAGGCGGCAGGCGTGCTCGTTGGGATAGGGTTTCGTGTCTGGATAGGGATTCCTATCTCCCTTGATGTCCGCCGTGCGCGTATCCACGCCGGCCCCCTGCATCACTGGCGCAACCTCGATCACGCGCATCTTGCGCAGAAAGCGCACATCCTGGCCGTCGAATTGGCCAGGAATAGAGTCTTCGACCTGGAAACCATAGGACCATTCCTGAAGATCGCCCATGCCCTTGACCGTGCCGTAATGTTCCTTGCCGGTCGCGGTATCCAGCAAGAACTGGCCATCAACCCAAGCCTCCTTGCCGTTGGCATGGATCGTCCCGCGGCCCACGGGCAACTGATCCCACTTGTGCCCCCAGGCCGAAATGCGCACCGGCTGCCCTTCCTCGAATGCGCCGGGCAGGGTTACGTCGCCGTCGGCATCTTTGATGTTCAGCGTAGCGAAAATCGCTCGGAACTCGCCCAGCTGCCCGTTTTGCTTGAAATCCGTTCGCCCACGGAAGAACTTTCTGTCCATTATTCCCTCCCGAACACGATGCTACATTTGCAATTGTGTGCTATAATACTATTGGCAATGTATATTCCGCTCTCAGTCTGGAGGTTGTAAACATGTCCGGAAAACGGTACTCGCTCAATGTTGACAATCTGGTCAGCCGCTATCTGACCGGAGAGACAGAACAGTCCATAGCCAAGAGCATCGGGTGTGCTCGCAGTACGATCCGGCGCAGACTCGTGAAGGCCGGCACTCACTTGCGGAATCAGAGTCAGGCTATGAGCCTTCGCATGAACAGGCTCAGCGCCCACGAGCGCAGTCGCCTGTCTGAAGCCGCCCATGCTGCCGTGCGCGGCAAGAAGCGCGGTGACGCCGAGATGGCCAAGCGCGCCCTCTGGAAGCAACGATCCCTGAGATATGTCGGCAAGGGCGAAATGGTCTTGGCCAAGTGGCTGCAAGAACGTGGCCTTGACTGCACGCCCCAACTGGCCATTGACCGCTACAACATCGACATCGCCGCCCTGCCCATCGCCGTGGAATTGCTCTACTACACCGCGAGTCCGCTGCGTAGACCCCCGGAGCGCAAGAAGATCAAATACCTCACCGATCGGGGTATTCACGTGATCTATGTTTGGATCAACCGTCGGGATATTCTCCTGCCCCAGGCGGCTGATTACGTAGTCGCCTTCCGCCAAGAGGTGGAGAGGACGCCATCCAAGCGCGGTCAATATCGGGTGATTCGGGGTAGCGGTGAGCTTGTAGCCGCGGGCTGTGGTGACCTGGACTAGATCGCCCTCATACCATCGCCGATAGGCTTGCTGAACTCGCCTTGCAGAGACAATCGCATCTGCCGGGAAGCAATTCGCGTTGTTCTCAGCGCCGCCCGCTGGATCGCCGGGCCAAAGTTGCCCGTTGCTGAAACGTTCGTCCAGGGCCACCGTTTCTCCGTCGAGCGCAGCGTGCGCCTCGCGTGGGTTGGCTGAGTTGGTCTGCCACGTTTTCGTCCTCAATCCCGCCTGCTCCGCGCCCTGAAAACTCCCGAAAGTGCTCGCCGTAGTCACCTTGCTCGCGGCGATCTCCGGCGCGCGCACGTCTATCGCCAGGGCGAACAGGGCCAAAGCGGCGGCCCGTGGCGCGTCATCCTTCAACGCCTGGATCAGCCCATCGCGGGTCGTGGCGTTGATCTCCTCGGCAGCGATCCTGCTATTCTCTTCCAGCCAGGGCAGCATCCGATCTTCGTCTAACTCGATGTCCAGTTGATCGGCGATGTGCTTGGCCCAGACCGTCGCCGTGGCCACGTTGAGGCGGTAGATGTCATCGTGCAGCTCATCGTCCCAGCGCTCTTCGTCCCACAGGTCATCAATGGCTTGTTTGCTGGATTTTTCTGGCACCCGACCGATGATGGCGGCCTGCTGCCTCTTGAAATGATGCTCCAGTACCTGAGTCCACTTCACCTCGTGCCTGTCGCGGAGGCCGGGCTGCGATGGGTCGATCTGCCCCTCACGTTTGGCCTTGGTTTGGGCGCTCAGCGCCTTCGGCGGCGGAGCGCTATCACGCGGGCTGGCCTGGCCGCCGACAAGGACGTTGAGGGGAACAACCAGCCGATCCGCGTCGCCGCCCATCGAGGGCAGGTTCATGCGCGCGCGAGCTTCGTCGCGGGTGAGCCACGGCGCGCCGACGGAAGACTGCAGTGCCTGCACCTGTTCCTCGAAGCTGCCCTGGAGTTTCTCGGCGATGTTGAACTCGACATAGATCCCCGGCGTGGTATCCAGATCGGGCAGCAGTTGTAGCTCAATGTCGCCCTCGATCATCGAGAGCCAGGGGCCAAGGGAGTCCTGGTACAGGTTCTTGTGCTGCTCGCGGATATTCGAGAACGTCGCGTTGTCCAGGATGCCCACCATCGGCAAGGGAATATGGTAGGCCCGCGCGCACTCCTCGCGCGTCAGCTTGCGCCCGGCCAGATATTCGGATTCCTGAGCGTTGAACGATGCTTCTTTCCAAGCCATGCCCTCTTCCAGGATGGCCGTCTTGCCCGAGTTCTCGCTGCCGGAATAGAGCGCCTCAAACTCTGCCTTGAAGCGCTCGCGGGCATCCTTCGACCAGGTAGGCGCGTCCGCAGGGCGCTCGATGATCCCATTCATCCGCGCACTGTTGGCCCAGAAGTGCTCGCGGTAATCCCCGGCAGCGTGCTCCTCAGCCAGGACCCGGCGCAGGGTCTCCAACGGGCTGAGGCCGGATATAGGATCCAGCGGGTTGTAGCCGCGGAAGTGGATGATTTCCCCGGGCTGAAAGGTGCGCACCTGGTCGGGCATGGAGACCTCGTAGCGCATCGGCACTAGCGAGCCGTATATCGTCACCCACGGCACGGGCACGCGCAGGAGGGCTTGCGGCGGGCTGCCCACCTTGAGCCAGTAGGCGTTGAAGTAGATGCCCAGGTCGGCCATGAGGCTCTCTATAAGATGGTAGCGAGTGACCTTCATTTCCGGCGGAAGGGGCTGTTCAATGAGCTTTGCCAGCGGGTGATCGCGCAGGCGCACCCGATCCGTCTCGCCCTTGCGCTGAAAGACGTGTAGGCCCAGTTGGGCGATGTTGCGGGCGAGAAAGTCCACGCAGGTGCGGATGTTGGGCTGCGTCTTGTAGAGCGTGGCGTAGTCGTAGTTGAAGGCGTTGTACATCCGCAGGCTGCCATAGGAATATGACGGTGACCAGGCCGTCTCCTGAGCGATCAGCGCGCCGAGAGACTGGACTACGGCCATCAGCCGATCACCTGCATAAACTCGACGTTCGTTACCGGCACTAACACTTCGCCGTCCATCGTCACTGCCTCCATGCGCGGCCTGAGCATCTGTGCGTCGCGCAACACGAGATACCCGCCCCGCCTCTGCCACAACACACCGCGAAAGGCCGGGGCCTCAGCGCCCTTCAGGTTCACGATCACTTTCTTGAGCGTCGGGTAGCGGTCGAATAGTCGCATCTCTCTCCGCCCTTGCCATCATCTTGCGGGCGCGGGCCTCAATGGTCAGCGCCTCAGCATCCATCTGCGCGCGGCGCTTGGCACCGTTTATGCGGGGCGCCTGCTTGCGCAAGCGTGCGGCCCTGGCCAAAAGATCCGCCGCTATGCGCTGTTGGCTCATGCGGTCTCCAATCCATGATCCTCATAGACGCTGCGCTTGGGCTTCTCTCTGCGCATCGTCCGATCCAGCGCCATCAGGAGAGCCACGATCCCGTCGATCTTCCCCTGGCTGGCCGCCTTATCAGGCTTGAGGTTGCCAGCCGCGTCCTGCTGCACGGCCACATTATCGGCCATCCAGGTCAGGATCGGGTTTCCGCCATGGTGTAGCTTTTTCAAGAGCAACCGCTTCTCAAACTCTTTGGTCAGCGGCGCGAAGGACATGAACCCCTGACCCATACCATAGACCGTCAACCCCTCGTCTTGCAGTTCCTGGCTGACACCGTAAGCCTGGAAGAGGCGGTCAATGTTCAGATCCACCAGATGAAAGCGCCCGGCGTCCTCCAGGATCTGCTTCTTGACGAAACTATAATCCACCGCGTCTCCCGGCGTCGTGCGCAGCCAGCCATCGCGCGCCCACGCCTGATACTGTGGCGCATAGCGATTCCCGTCATCAGTCAATTTCGCTTCCGGGCACCAGAAGCGGGCCAGGACGTCTACCGTCTCGGGGTCATCCTCATGCGGGAAGACCATCACCCAGGCCGTCAGGTCAGAGACGCTGGATAGGTCGAGGCCGCCATAGCACGGCCGGCCCTCAAGATCGGCCTCTACTACCACCCCGGCGTTCTCATTCCACAATGCCACGTCGATCCAGCGGTCAGACTGCTGCGTCCACAGGTTAAGGTGCAGCCGCTTGAAGGCATTCTGCGCCGCGGGCAGGTGCCGGGCTTTCGCCGCCTTGCGCGCCAGATCGTCGCCCTTGACCGACACGCCATAATTGGGATTGGCTTTCACCCACACTGCTGGGTCAGTCCAGTCGTCGGCCTCGTTCGCTGCGGCGATGAAGGCAAACCAGGAGTCATCCTGGATCGAGTTCTCAAGCACCTGCCGGGAATACTCGTGATGCTCCCAACAGATCGACTGCCGGTCGTAGCCTGCGGTCGTGATCTCAAAGATCATGGGCTGGCGACGTGCGCCGGTGGCCGTCTCCAGTACGTCCACCACATCGCGCGTTTTGTGCGCGTGCAGCTCGTCGATTAGCGCCCCATGCACGTTCAGACCGTCCATCGTGTCGGCGTCGGCACCCAATGGCTCATATTTGGAGGCCGTGGCCTCGATGTTAAGGTTGTTCTTGTAGACCATGACCATCCGCGAGAGAGCCGGGCTGGCCTTGACCATCCGCGTCGCTTCGCTGTGAGCGAGGATAGCCTGGTCGCGCTTGGTGGCGGCGGAATAGATCTCACAACCCGGTTCGCCGTCGGCCACCAGCAGGTACAGGCCGATGGCTGCCAGTATGGTCGTCTTGCCGTTCTTCCTCGGGCACTCCACATAGGCCACGCGGAAGCGCCGCAGGCCATCGGCTCGCTTCCAGCCGAACAGATCCCACAACAGGAACTGCTGCCAGGGCTCGAGGTGGAAACTCTGCCCGGCCCATTCGCCCTTCGAGTGTTTCAGGAAGCCGAAAAACTGCAACACGTGCTCGGCAGCCGCGCGGTCAAAGTGCAATCCGCGCGATGGGGCATCGTCCAGGTCGCGCGCATGGCGCTCAATGGCCAGGCGGAGCAGGTCGCCGGTTGGGATAGACCGATCCATCACCCCGCGGATGTACGCCTGGACAGGGTGAACGCTCAACGCTCAGGCTCCTGATCATCTGCAAACTGGCGAATGCGCTTCATCTGCTCAGCCTCATCCTTGCCCTGTACTTCCGCCAGGTACTCGGTGAATGGGTCTTTCTCTGGCGCTGGCGCAATGGATAGCCTGCTGCGACTCGATGGCGTCATGCCGAACTCTACCAGAATCGCCTGCAACTGCGCGGCCAGACGCTGCGAGGCCACGAAAAATGGGTTGAGGATCAACGCCTGCTTCTGGCCCTTGATCACCAGGTTCGTCTTTGCCACCATCGCCTCGGCCTCGATCCAATGCTGGTACGTCAGGCAATAGATTTCCAATGCCGTCCGGTCAGCCACCGTCAGCAGCCCCAGGCCCGCCAGTATTCTCCCCACCCGATGCCACTCGCGGCGGGCTATCCCCTGGATGTGCGGGGGGCAACGCAGAACAGTTACTTTCGGTTGCGGCTCACGTTCACTCAGCCGCCGATGGCCGGGGTTCCCCTGCAAACGTTTGAGCGCAGTGGGCTTAGGCTTGCGTCCCTCAATAGCCATATCAACCTCGGTATAGAGTAGCGAATATGGGAAAGTCCCCTCCATCCCTAATGGCCGCCCTACAGCGCAGTAGTGTACTCCGTGTATAGATAGCGTCGTCTACAACCAATACAGGACAGCCGGTCTTGGGTCCGTAGTAAAAGAGAGAGTCCACCCTTTCATCCAACTTTGTTTTCCTGCCAGCTTTGGTTTTCCTCATCAGCGGGGACCATAGAAGTTGTCTGAAGGGTTTGCTGCAATGCCACGAAACCATGCTGCCCAGGATAGTCGCCAGGTGCTCATGGGCCGGGACTTTGCCAGAAGACGGGGCAGCGGTAACGATCTCAAAAAAGGGCAAGTCCAAGCGGCTAAGTAGCGCCGACCAAAAGTAGATCTCTTCAGCAAGCATGGGCCGTGTGTCTTTCAGCCGCACTACCAGATCATAACCCCATGACGCATTTATCAACACTTTGCCGACAAGGTTTGGGTCGCCGATGGCATAGCCACTAATCGCGCCCTTGCTTTTCTCAGTCGTCAATCCGTGAACATCATTTCCTAAGTGGTTAATCAGGATGTCTTCGGCGGATAGGATGGGCTGAGTTATGGGGTTTGGCACGTTTTTCCTAGTTTCGCGTGTATAGAAGCAAGCTTTCGACGCGTTTCCTGGGAAAGATTGACCCTAGAGATTTTGACCCCCATTCCTACGTGTGCG